TCCAAAGAAACCATTGTTCTTATCAACGTGCTTACGCACACCGAGTACCTTTGGATCATTGGCATTATATTGTATTCTATATCCATCTTTACCTGCCTCTACACTATAAGAAGTGTAGTCTCCTACAGGCAAGTTTATAATGGGAAGGTCATTCCTGTTTATCAGATGTCCTAATATACCAATGTGGGCAACACCAAACAGTGTACCCACACTCAGAACTACCCACTTAAATGGTTGGTTTGACTGGTGGTTCATCACTACCTCTTCCAATAGTAATAGGTGCCTGTTCGATACGAATCGTTTGAGCAGGAGCAGTTGCCGATGCCTTCTCAATCAGTTTCTCCATGTCTGCCTTGGAGATTCCTCCTCCACCACCAGCAGCACCACCATTCTTGCCTTTCGCAGTCTGAACCCCGAAGGTAGCTAAAACCCCAGTGAAGACACTGGCGATGAATGTGGGATCAAGTTTCTGTTCTGGGATACCGAGTGCTGGTGGGAGTTTGATGTATGCCAGCGTAAGTATACCCCCAGACCACACAAGAATACCAAGGCGGACAAAGGTACTAAGAATAGCCAGTTGCTCTTCAGAGTCCTCAACTTTTTCCTTGAGTTTTCCCAACGGACCCTTCTTTTTGGGTTCATCTTTCTTGACTTCCTCGGACATTTGCAGAAAGCATGGCAGCTTTATTTAGCGTCTTGGATATCTATCTTCGGGAAAATACAAATCATATGGAAGACTATAATGTCCCATATTCATATAATAACAGTCAAGAGTTCTTAATTCTTCGATGGGAGTTTTGTTTTCTTTATAGACACTAAACTCCATGATATTCTGACATTTTTGAACCACAGAAGTGGGAACCTGAACAGGTTTTTTCGTGATAGGACTAGTGATAAACACTGGTGCCAGTGCAGCAATCAAAAAATTCATTTAATGTACCCATTTTCACGCAACCACTCACCAGTCATAGGAGTTGGTTCATAATCAGTCCACATAGTTCCAGCGGCACAAGATTCAAGAGCTGCTAATGTCATCCCTTCAGTTCTACCTGCCCATTGTGCTTCTGCTTCCCATGGCACAGCATTAGCAGGATAAGTGCGTTCAGCCATCACACGCCACAACATCGGAACAGCTTCTTCAGGTTTAATGATGGCAATCATATTGTTCTTGATAGAACCTGCCATACAGTCCTGTGCAGCGTGCCAGCCCTCATGACGCATTACCATCATTAGTGCAGAAGGAGTATCCATATACTTTTTGTTCAAATAAAAGTTATTAGATACTGTATGATAGACACCACGATGTCCTACAGGAAAATACTTCTCTGGTGCTAGAAACACTTTAACTCCGACTGCGTTAAGGGAGCGAAGCATGTTGTTGAACTCATTAGTAACAAAAGTAAACTCATCAACATTAGGATAATTACTAGAGATGTCCAAAAGACTAGTGACTTCTTCGACTCCATCGGTACATTCGCGAACTAACATACACCCCATAGCGTCCATTGTATTGTAACCCTTGGTGATTCTAGAGTCATCTGCAAGTGCAGGAACAGAAAGTGATGCTGCTGCCAGCATACCCATAATAATTTTTTTCATGAATAATAAGCTTGATAATACTTTACGATTCCAGATGTGCTGACATGCCCTTGAGAAACCCAATCATGACAGCAAGTAGTGATACTCTCCATAGTATAGCGTGGTTCACCGTTTTCTGCAGTTACACTACCAAATTTATTTAAAAGGATTGCATAAACCTTTCGACGAAGTTCCATGCGTTCCTCATTATAGCGCCAGTCTTCATTCATCGAAACTGTCCCATACCATTACCAGAGTTCCAACCACCTTCTTGGAAATTTTCAGAACCACCTTGCGATTCTTTCACAGTATTCCAACTTCTGGTTGCAATCTGATACATACGTTCATGAATATCCTCAGGTTCACCACCCTGTTCAATACGACGTTGTTCTTCTTGTTGTTTCACTTCCATTTCTTTTTCCATATAATCTATTTGCTTTTCGGTTCTCGTTGGTGTTGAAAACCAAGGATCTTCTTTTTGAACTACAGGTGCAGGAACAGTTCTGTATATATTTTTTTCTGGAATCTTACCATAAGGACTGATGCCATGACTGAAATGACTTGGACCTACACTACCTGCGGGTGCCTCTAATTCATCTACTTTCTTTTGTTCAGGTTGAACTGCCTTTACAGCAGATTGGAGAAGTTTTTTAAATTTACTAATCATGCCCAGACAAGTTGTTTACTATAGTTATATGAGTAATATTCTCTATCACCCTTGATTCCCCATCCTAACCAATAATAGGCAGGAACCATGTATTGATGCACACCATATCCACGTCCCTCAAACTCTGGTAGAAGTTTTTGAAACTGATTTTCATTAATCATATATCGTGTCTGTCCCTCAATGGTACTGGGATTACAATCATACTTCTTACAAAAACTTCCCAGTCCAAGATATCTTGCTTTAGTAGTCCATTGAATTAAACCATATCCTCCACTATGACACTGTTCATAAGGGACTCTAGCACCTCCTTCACAGATATCAGGATGGAACATACTCTCTTGTTTGATATTGCCCATAATAGTAGCAAGGGCATTCTTATCAGAAATCTTTGTTTGTTCTTGAAGTTGTGCCAAGACATACTTTTCGTTGTCATTACATCCAGGGCACTTCCAAGTTTTTCTTACAACTTCAATCGCTACAGGTGGACTTTTTATCTCACTCGGATATGCACAAGCAGCACCAGCAGCAAGGACGGTTGCGATAATAGCTTTATTCAACATTAGTCAATTGAGTCTCATCACAAGTTATGTTATTGTAGCATCAAACTGGAACTGAGTCAAATTTGTCAGGAGTTCCATATCCGTGCTCTGGAAAATATGTATGGAACAGATTGTTTGCTTCTATGTGCTTTCCTTCAGAAGTCATTTTCTTACATATTTTCAAAATTTGTTTTTTGAAATTACTTGAAGGTCCGTTAGTCATCCGCATCTCCTAGGTATTCTAGTGAATAGATTTCATGATCATCTATTTCTGGATTTAACCACTCACTAAATTCGGATTTTAAAGCGTGTGCGTCTTCAATGGTATCTAAAACATCATATGTGGGGATATCACAAAGAGTATGTATACGATTTATTGCCCAGTCATGTGTCAATTTTAGGGTGTCTTCCAAAGTTTCCATAATCTTTTCGCATATAGCGTCCTAGAATATTGCTATTATAGTATGCTGGCGAACCGTCGTCAAGAGCTTCAGATAAGACGTTATTTAAGAATAGTTGTTTTGTTTCCTCAAAGTTACAATTACCCTTGGTGGTATGGAGACTTATTATTTCTCTATTGAAAGTCTCTTTACCGTATCTTTTTAAATCTTCTTTTAATTCTGGGCAAGAACCGTAGTACCGCTTCCAATCCGATTCTTGTTTTAATTTTCTTTTTTTACCCGGTGGTTTCCTAAACGACCAGAAATACTTTCTACCAATGTAACGTCGTGAGTTGGACTGATTGGTAATGAGATAAACAAACCCGAAGTAATCCCCAATATCGTCGCTATCAAAAGGTTTGTTATCAAACGTCCATGGATTCTCATAACTTACTTCATTATTTATATCCTGGCTCATCTTAAAGAATTCAATGAGCTATTATTTATCCTTCAACCCGGACAAAGCTAGTCTAAACAAAAAAAGGGGACTTGTCAAGCCCCCTGTGTATTATGTGAGTTTTGTATCAACCTCTACCAGTGAGTTGATCTTTAGTTTGCTTCTTTCTTAAGTTCTCAGAGGACTTGTCAATAACAGTACTCATTTTACCCATCTTCATTCTGTTGGTTCCAGATGCTTCACCCGAATCACGAGCATCTTGCATAGCAGCCTTGCTGAGTTTCTTATATCTGTCATACATGCGACCGTGCTTTTTAGCATCAATCTCCTTATAACCCTCTTCAACCTCAACTTCCTCTCTACGGAGAAGTTTTTTTGCAGCAGACTTAAGTCTGCCTTTAATAGAGCGGGCTTCTTTTTCTTTCTTTCTTTTAGCATCATAAGCATCAATAGCCCTTTGTCCTGTCATATGATGTGTATGATGCTTACCAGTTTTAGGATCTACCCTTTGATGCGATCTTGAAGGTGGTCCGAACCTAGACTTCTTTTCATCATCGGTGGATTGATCATCATGAGTTTCAGAATAATTAGGATTTGGATTTACTTTTTCCATGATTGCTTCAATCTCCTTCTCGGAGAACAATCCGGTTGCTTCTAACTCTTCCTTAACACTAGGAACCAGTTGCTTCATATGTTTATCATACTTTACGTTAGTCTTCTTAGCAGGTTTGGCATCCTTAATTGAAGGAGCACCAGTCATGTCTGCTTCAGAAACAACCTCCTCACTCATACGCTTCACAACCTTCTGTGCTTGGCGTTTAATGAATCCTTTGATTCCACCCTTGACTTCTTTCTTCTTCCTTTCAACTGCTGCCTTTGCCTTACCAGGAGCGCTGGCAACCGCCTGTTTTGCGCTTCTACCTGCTCTCCTTACTTCATCCTTAGCAATGTCCTTAGCGATGCCTCCAACTGCCTTTGCTGTCTTGACAGCAGTCTTTGCCTTACCTACAGCACCCTTAACTGCCTTAACTGCTTCACCTGCCTTTCTCATGCCATATCTTCTTCTGGATCCTACAGGAGAACCATCTGCCTTTCTAGGAGCAGTGTCATGACCGAAGGTAACCTTTGCCTCTTCAAGATAGGCGTCGGTTGCCTCTTCAGCCAAATCTAATGCTTCCTCTTCCCCATATCCCTCTTCAATAAGTTCATCGACAATCTCATCAAAAGTTTCATCAAGGAGTTCTTCAGTGAGTTCTACTTGCTCATAAATTGCCAAATAGAGATCTCTAAGTTCTCCATACTGGGACTGTGATAAAGATTTCATTTTTTCTCTGTATTTCCTATATGGATATTTATAAAAAAAGAGGGCTCCTAAGAGCCCTCTAGTTCTTCAAATGCTTTGTATCCATCGTAGTCGCCAAACAGGAAGGAATCAGCTTTGGCTGCCTCCCTGTATGCCTGATATGAATCAGAGACTAAATCCTGCGAAGGTGTCTTCTTCGACATCTTGCTTGATGCCTCCAACGATGTACGACTCAACCTCCGTCTCTTGGGGAGCAACTTGTAAACCTTTCGACGAAATCCAATGTTCGGTCCAGGGAAGTGGGTTATTTTTTGCGGGTATGTCATAGAGTGGTTTTAATCCGATTGCTTTCATTCTGCGATTGGCAATCCATTCTACGTACTGCTGCAGTAGTTTATCGTTCAAACCAATCATAGAACCATCTTTGAACAGATATTCTGCCCAATACTTTTCTTGATTGACAGCGTTCTCAAACGCCTTGTAAGTCCATTGTTCCTCTTCCTTGACAATCCTTTGCATTTCAGGATCGTCACCCGCTTTCCACTTATTCAGAATATTCTGAGTGATAACCAAGTGCTGATTCTCATCTCTAGAAATCAGAGAGATGATTTTTGCACTTCCTTCCATAAGTTTGAGTTCGCCAAAAGCAAAACTGCAAGCAAATGAGACGTAAAAGCGAATGCCCTCAAGGATGTTGACGTTTGCAACAGCTCTATAGAGTTTGCGCTTGAGTTCATAGCGTGCTTCTTTGGCATAGGGGACTTGTTCTACTGCGTGCAACCACTCAGCGGAATTATCATACTGATGTGCTGAGTTGATAAAGTCATTATACGCCTGAGTAACAGTCGTAGCACGCTCCATAATCCTATCCTCTTTGAGGATGGTATCAAATACTTCAGAGGGATCTGAATATACATTCTTGATAATGTAGGTGTATGAGCGACTATGAATCATCTCCATAAACTCCCATACCTTCATGCAGGCTTCCAGTTCAGGCAGTGAGCAGTATGGAGCAAATGCCATACCAGGTCCACGTCCCTGAACAGAGTCCAACATAATCTGATACTTCAGATTACTGGTAAAGATATGCTTCTGCTCTGGACGCAACGTATGATAATCGCTACGA